CTATTGTAGTAATTTGTATTCCGAGAACGTGATCACTTCTTCTCCTACCCAACTATTAATCTCTTTCAATCGTTCTTGCAATGGGATTATCTCATTGATAAAAAACACTCGCGTTGCCTTTTCAACGTCACCAAATCCGCCAGTATTGTTAGGTACAATCCCCATTAATTGAGGTGGCACACGGTGCGCAGCTAACACATCATCACGGCTTGCATTCTTGATATTTAAGAAATCATCTTTGGCGATAGCATCAGACAATGGAATAACTTGCATTCCATCTTTCTTTCCATTTGGAATATACACAAATAAATTCTTAAAGTTGCCAGTCCCTTTGGTTTGTCTGATTTGCGTTTTGATTGCTTCAATATCGTCTTGGTTCTGTGTTGGGTCAGTCATATAGATAATCGCCCCCGCATGCGCACCGTTCAAATAATATTTGCGGCGAAACAATGTTGCACTTTCATTCAAGAAAGCTGATTGTAATGCCGCTAAATATTCCGGCACGCCGTAAATTTCTTGGTTCACATCAGGGTTGATCAGATTAAACACTGCATCTTTCGGGAATTCATATTCATCAAAGCCATTAACTATCTGATAAAAAATGCCTTTCTTCACGCCAACGCGCATATATTTTGCAAGGGGCGATTTTAACGCAATCACTTTCCCGAATGTGTTTTCAACTTTTTCAAGGTAAGCATTACCGAATACTAAGTAATCTTGCACCAGTTTTTCTAACTGCGTGCGTGGTAAAAGTGCGGTCGTTTTACAGGTAGAAAGCAAAATATTTTTCTTCACCGTGATCGCACTGTTGTGATGGGCTGAGGCATTTAAGGCTTTAGCCAAGTAACTTAAATTAATTGGCGGATTGTAATATTTTTCATACATCAACACGCTTTCGAAATAATTCAGTACTTCTGCACGGTCAAGCACCGGAATAGGTTCACCAAAGCTAAATGCCTGTGCTTGATTTCCAGTAGAAAGTGCGGTAGATTTTTTTGTGTTTTTGCTCATTGGGTTATCCTATTCAAAGGTAAATATTGTTGATTTGTTGCTTGATACATCACCGCCTAAACCATAAGGCACATTTAAAACGCAGTTCATGATTGCCCATGATAAGTCGCCGTGGCTTGCATCTTCCGAACGGTCAGAAACATAAGTAATCTTTCCGGTTACAGTAATGCGTTTTTTCACAGTCATGAAACTGGTCACAATATCATTGTCGCCACTGTCGAATTTCAAGCGACGTTTTTGAATCAGATTTTGGGTTTTCAGAACCATCTCATTTTTCAGGTCTGCGTTATAATCCAAGCCTTGCACCATCGGATAGAATTTCTTCACTTCTTGGAACACCCCGGAACCCATTCCCGTTTTGTCAATCACAATGCGAGTCACATTGTAATCATCGCAAAACTGTTTAATGCGGTTTGCTTGTGTTTCGTAATCCATACCGTGAAAAGTTTGTTTGTGTAAAACGCGATAATCTCCCCCTTCCACTTTCGGCGGTGCAACAATCACTAAGGCTGCACGGTCGCCACTAAAAGCAGGGTCATAGCCTAACCACACTTCTCGATTGCCAAAAGGTCGTTGATAAAATGGCTTAAAATCGTGCCATTCTTCTAGGCTGTCAACTTGACAAAGTTGCAAGTCGGCAAATTTAAAGGCAGAACTGTTATCATCAGCAAACTGGCACAGAAAAAGCTGTTCAAATTCTTCCTTGCTGTTTTCTGCTAACAAATCTTCAATGTCGAACAAATTGCAACCACCTTCTAAAGCATCATAAATCGTCACAATCTGTTTCCACTGACGGTCACCGCAAAGTTTCCCCATGCCCAAATTTTCATGTGAAATATCAATTTCTACTTTTTCCGATTTCGCCCGTCCACGATTAAACGATTTCCCGGAAAAGAACGCATAGGCAGGATGGGTGATTGTCGAAGGTGTAGAAAAGTAGGTTTGCCGATAAATCTTTTGGGCCGCCATACCACTGGCGACTGTCCGCATCACATCAAATTTCGGTATCCAAAACACCTCATCGAAATACAAGTTACCGTGGTAGGATTGTGCGGTTGCAGAATTCGTTCCCAAAAAGTATAACTCCGCGCTATTTGGCAGCTTAATAGTTTCTCCTTTTAATATCACATCTGCGGTTTTTTTCGCATATTCCACAATGTAAGAACGGAACTGCAACGCCTGCTTTTTACTAGCTGAAATAAAAATTTGGTTATGGCCCGTCGTCAGCGCATCAATAAAAGCTTCATGGGCGAAATAGTAAGTCGCCCCGATTTGTCGGCTTTTTAAAATATTTCTAATGCGGTTTTCTTTCGCTTTATACCAAACACGCTGATAATTAAACATCCCATCAAGAAAGCCATTAATCAGCAATTCTTCTTGTTCCTGATCAATGGCATTCGGTTCAGCTTTCTTGCGGTCGCCCTTGTTGCGGTTCGCCAGTTTCGGATTTAAATCCACTTCATTGCCATCGCCGAAAGAATATTTTTTTACTCTCGCCATGCGTTCCATTTGTCGCCCGAGCAAATCAATTTCTTTATAATCTGAACCGCTCTTTTCTTCTTTCGCAATCAGCAAATTTAATCTTGTCTCAAGTGCTAATTCCACCCGACCGACAGGCGCAATATCGTCCCACTTTTCTCTGTCTTTCCAACTGGCAATCGTTGATGCAGGAATATCAAGCTGGCGAGATATTTCAGCGATTTTATAACCACTGAAATACATCTGCTGTGCTTTACGTTTGATTTCCGCCGTCAATTCGGGGGAAGGTTGATTAATAACTTGTTCGTCCATTCCTAATCCTTTCTATTTACAACCGCATAATAGAAAGGAGGCGAATGTTAGTCTTTCCGCTTGCTCTGTGAATCGGCATACAACAAAAGCAACTCATAGACCACCAAAATTAAACCTTTCAGAATAATGGCAATCTTTGAATCAAACCAAACAAAGGATAAGCAATGGCAAAAACTTCAAAATGGTTTGTAGTCGCAACGGAAGGGGCAACTACAGACGGTCGCACAATCAATCGCACTTGGATTGAACAAATGGCGGCAAATTATGACCCTAAAAAATACGGTGCACGCGTTAATCTTGAACACATTAAATGGCGTTATATGTGGAACGATGATCCGCACTCAAAATGCTATGGTGATGTGGTTGGTTTAAAAACGGAAGAAAATGCTGAAGGTAAATTGCAGTTACTGGCTCAAATCGACCCAACGGACGATTTAATCAAACTCAATAAAGACCGTCAAAAAATCTACACCTCTATTGAGTGCGATCCGAATTTTGCCGACACAGGTGAAGCCTATTTAGTCGGTTTGGCTGTAACGGACAATCCTGCAAGTCTTGGCACAGAAATGTTGGTATTTTCTGCCGGTGCAAGCGCAAATCCTCTCAACAACCGCAAAGAAAAAGCCGAAAACCTTTTCACTGCCGCAATTGAAACCGAATTAGAGTTTGAAGAAGTGAAAGAAAAAGGGCTGTCTGTCTTTGCCAAAATCCGCGCATTATTTGCCGACAAAGAAAAAACCGACGATGAACGCTTTGCCGACCAAACGCAAGCCATTGAGCTTTTAGCGGAACAAACCAAAGAAACATTGGAAAAATTGACCGCACTTTCTGCCGATTTAGCAAAACAGCAAACCGAATTAACAGAAGTGAAAGCAACCAATGAAAGCATTCAAGCCAAATTCACCACGCTTGAAAAAGCACCGTCCGCCGACTTCGGCAAACGTCCAATCGTTGCCGGTGAAGGTAAATCCGAATTTTTAACCGATTGCTAAAGGAACAACCATGCGCAACGAAACTAAACAGAAATTTAATGCCTATGTGGCACGTGTCGCCGAATTAAACGGTGTAACAAGTAATGATGTGGCAGAAACATTTACCGTCACCCCAAGCGTAGAACAAAAACTGATTGAAAAAGTGATGTTAAGTTCGAACTTCTTACAATGGATTAATGTTGTTCGTGATCCGTTAATGGAAGCGGAATTGGTCGGTCTTGAAGTGGCTTCCGCGATTGCAAGCACAACAGACACCAACACCAAAGAGCGCGAAACCAAAGACGTGTCCAAAATGACCGGTCGCAAATATAAATGCGAACAAGTCAATTTCGACACGCATATTCCATGGGCAAAACTCGACCAATGGGCGAAACACCCTGACTTCCAGAAAAAATTGGCGAATTTAACGCAAAAAACCATCGCCTTAAACCTCATTATGATGGGGCTAAACGGAACAAGTCGCAGTGAAACCTCCGATTTGTCTTCAAATCCGAAACTGCAAGACGTGAAGAAAGGTTGGCTACAACAATTACGTGATGATATGCCAACACATGTAATGAATGGTGCAAATACTGAGAACAAAATCAAAGTGGGTAAAGGTCAAGCCAAAAACCACGGCTATGAAAACATTGATGCCTTAGTGCTTGATGCCGTCAACACCTTAATTGATGAAGTTTACGCCGATGACACCGAATTGGTGGTTATCTGCGGTCGTGAAATCTTAAACGATAAATACTTCAACATCGTTAACACGGATTTAAAACCGACGGATGACCTTGCAAGCCAAGTGATCATCTCACAAAAACAAATTGGTGGTTTAAAAGCGATTCGCGTCCCGTTCTTCCCGAAAAACTCAATCCTGATCACCCGATTGGATAATTTATCCATCTACATTCAGGAAGGCTCAATGCGCCGTTTCATTAAGAACAATCCGAAACGCAACCGCGTAGAAGATTACTTGTCGCAAAACATCGACTACAAAGTCGAAGAATACGGTTGCGCGGCATTAATCGAAAACATCACATTCGAAGATAAAGAATAATGGCTGAACGTCTATCACCCGCACAAATCCATCTTCGCACCGTCTCCGCTGCAGTGGCTCATGCAGCGGAAACCGAAGACCTAAGCGGTTTCACCGAATATGAAAAAATGTGCCGCTTGCTTGCCCGTCACCGCAAGGATTTAAAACAAATCCAATCGACGGAACGCAAAGCAGCATATAAAAAACAAATTTTGGTGGATTACCTGCCATGGATTGAAGGCGCATTGTCTGTCGGCACCGGAAAACAAGACAACGTCCTGATGACATGGTGCGTGTGGGCGATTGACTGTGGCGAATATCACCTTGCCTTGCAAATTGCCGATTATGCCGTCTTTCATGATTTACGCCTGCCGGAACCTTTCACCCGCACACTTGGCACTATGTTGGCAGAAGAATTTGCCGACCAAGCCAAAGCGGCGGCAGCGGCAAATCAACCTTTTGAAGTGGCTTATTTGGAACAAGTGCAACGCATCACTGCCGATTGTGATATGCCGGATGAAAGCCGAGCCCGATTATTGCGTGAATTAGGCTTGCTTTTAACCGACAAAAACCCGGAACAGGCACTGGTATATTTAGAACGCGCTTTGGGCTTAAATCAGTCCATCGGTGTGAAAGGCGATATTAAAAAGCTACGCAAACAATTAAACAACGCCGATGAATAAACGGCGTTAAAACCGAGCAAATCACGCAGCCGCGGGGCGGATTAAAAGTGCGGTCAAAATTCCCCGAATTTTCCGCCGTACTTGATTAATCCTCACCCCGCTTTTTTTATAGGTGTTTTTTATGTCAGACGGATCTATCTCTATAAAACTCGCCCAGGATTACGAAATGGGGGCGGTACAAAAACAAGTTGAAGACTATGGGCAAGGCGAAGACCTTGTATTGAACGACCTCTTTTTTCCGCCGCTCAAAATTTCTGATTTCCGTAATCAGGCTCGCTTAGATGGCACAGTTACAACGGCACGCTTAAAAGATGCCTTAATTGAGGCTATTGCTGCAGTCAATGATGAACTGGAAGCGTTCAAACAACATAGTACCTCAGAATTTTTTGCGGATATTCCCTGCGCCAAAATCAACAACAAAAGCATATTGGTCTATCGCTACCACCGCGCTGTCACTTGTTTAGCTTTGGCGAATATTTACGAACGCTATTCAAGCTACGACACCACCAATGATGGCGAGAAAAAGGCGGAATTGCTCAAAGACAGTATCAACGAATTAAGACGAGACGCACGCTTTGCCATTAGCGACATTATCGGCAAAAGACGGGTCGATGCGGAGTTGATTTAATGGAAGTTTATGCACAACAACATGACAACTTGGACGCCATTCTTTATCGCTATTTTGGCCGCAGTGAAGGACTTTTAGAAATTGCGTGTGAATTAAATCCGCACTTAATGGATAAACCAGTCATTCCCATCGGAACACCAGTAATATTGCCAGAAACTGACACTGGAAAGATCAGCGTGGCAAGTGACACTATACAACTTTGGAGCTGA